TGTCTATATTGAGTGTATAGATTAGGTCTGGATGTAGGGTTGTAAAGATTTTATTTAATTTTTTGATTTGATTATCTGTATGACCTTCTGGATGTGTTTGTTGGTGGTAAGGTAAATGATAATAATAATTTTTAGTAGGGGTTTGAACCTCTAAAACTAGGTGTGTATTAGATTTTGTTGAATCTAATTGTTGTAATTGTTTAATAGCCTGAGTAAAGGTTATTAAGTTTTTTGTGTTGTAATAGGTTGTAGCCATAATGTTGTTTTTGTTTTTTGATTAATATTAGTTTAATTATATATACAAATTTAATATTAAAGTTTTAACAAAAACCACTTTTAAGCAAAAATAATTGTTATTTATAATCAATACAAATAAGCCTAGCACTAACCTGCTAGGCTTTTTTTTAATATTGCTCATTATTAAAATAAACTTGACCTGGTAATTTTTGCCTTAAATTTAAAAGGTATGTGTATAACTCACCTTTAATATTTTTTGGTATAAGCAAAGTAAACTCTGCCTCAGGGTCAAGATTTGCCATTAATAAATCAATTAGGTTATGGCCTAATGATATTAAGTGCTCAAGCTCAATGTCAAGGATTGTATAAGCCTCATAGGCCTCACCCTCAAAGCCTAATAATATTGTGAGCAAAAACTCCTGCTCAACAATTTGCTCAAGGCTAATTTGTTTTAATGTTTTTAATTGCATTTTTGTATTAGTTTAATTATATATTATAAAAATATAAAAAATATTGGCACAAAGGCAAGTTATTTTTGGTTTTTTTATAAAAGTTATTAACAGGCAAATTGTTTATAACTTTGGTTATAAAATTGTTTTTTATACCTTAAATTGTATTATATTTGTTATATATAATTAAACTAAATAATAAACATTATGAATTATTCAAAAAACAACCCAACAAAATCAGAGCTAATAAGTTTTATAAAATCAACTTATGGCACATTAAGCTCAAAAAATATACAAGAGTGTATTAGTGATTTTGAGTTTGAAATTGACTTATATTGGCAAGATATTTACCAAGGCAAAAATACTGAGGAAGCTCAAGAAATTATACATGACCATAAATCATGGATTCAAAGATTATATTTATTAAATGAGACTTTGGTAAAACCTGAGGAATATTTATACTCTACTAACTAAAATATTTACTGTCCTTGTTTAGTGCATAAGTAACACTATGCAAGGACATCCATTTCCTCTCATTAAGTAGTAAGTGTTTCCTAAAGGCAGCTTCAAGTTTTTTACCTTTTAAGCCTGTTTCAAGTTTAAATTTGGTAATACTAATATGTTCAAGTATTTCCCATTTCCATTCAATAGGACTAGTCTCATTCCAAAGTAAAAGGAATCTTGGACTACTGTGTCTTGTTAGTTTAATATCACTATAGTGACCTCTCCATCTATTAAAAATATCTACACTCATACCTATATAGTATTGTCCAGTAGGCTCATGTGTTATTTTATAAATTCCTGCTAGTTTAGCTCTTATCATAAATTAGTTTAGTTTAAAAAAAGTATCTTCTATTTATAAATAAAAACAAGAACTATATTATAAATAGAAGATACTTTTTTAGTGTATGTATTATATCTATGTGTATACTTTTTTCCTGATACAAAAAACCCTGGACCTTTAAGCCCAGGGAACCAAAAAAAACAAAAATGTCCATTACGAACGTGTAACCACCGACCTCATTAAATAACCTTTAGTTATTATGTATGTGGTAGGGTAGTGTATATTATTTATCTCCGAATAAATAAAATAAAAACGAGTATGAAAACAAAAAAGAAGACTCGCATAAGTAGAACAATCTTTGTTCCATTCAATGTTCTATACATCAATTTCTTACCATGGGTTGAATTAAATGAAGAAGAAATTGGTGACTCAATCAAAATGAAACTCTACAATGAAGATGAAGAAGGTGCAAACCTAAGAATCACTGGTAATCCTACTGAAGTACATGATCTTACAGATTTTCTTTTAGATGAAATAAGAGAAACTGAAAATGAATACCTTACACATGGTTACATTCCTATAAAATAAATCCCTTATTTATAATCATTATAAATTACAAATTATTTTCACTTTTTTATGAAATTTCATCAATTTTCTAAATGTGTATGAATATATAACTATATAAACAATTAATTAATATTGTTTGTAACCAAAAAAAAATATACAAAAATGGAAACAAGAACAGAAAACTGGAAAAGATTTAAAACTGCCAATTATGGTAAATGTAAAGACAAATTTCAATATTGGGAAGTGTCTGACTTAGGTAACATTAGAATCGTTTATTCTTTTGACAAACCTATTAAAGAAGTAAAACAATCATTAAGTGGAGGTCATGCTAAAACAGGACGTTACATGTGTTTATCTACAAATGATAATAAATATGTACATAGAATTGTAGCTACTGCATTTATTCCTAATCCTGAAGGACTTGCTACAGTTGACCATATCAATGGTGATAAAACTGATAATAGAGTTGAAAATTTAAGATGGGCTTCTTATAGTGATAACTTAGCTGCCTATAGAGAAACACCTGCTTATAAAGAATCAGTTACTAAACAAAGAATTTCAAAATTAAACACAAGTAAAAAACAAGCAGTTGCTAATCAAGAATATGAAAAAGCAATTGCTATTAGAGAAAAAATAAGAGAAATTGAAAATGGAAAATGATGGATTAACAGCTCTACAACGAGCTACTTTAATTAAGATGCACAATGACATCATAAACCTACAAAAGCAAGTAGGACAAATGCAAAAGACTGTAAAGGAAATTAATAAAATACTTGAAGAATTTACTGATACAACTTTTGATATGCAAAAAACAATTATTGACTTAAAAACTAAAGAAAATGAAATGCCAAAAATGTAAAAGTGATGAAGTTTATTTTAAACCTAATGGAATCCATATTGAAGTTAAATGTACGGGTTGCACATCACATATCAAATTTATTTCAAAAAATGAATTTGCCAAATTAAATATTGATTTACCAGAGCCACCAAAGACTGTGGCACTATTCTAAAAAAGAGGAGTTTAATGCTCCTCTTCTTTGTTTATATCCTTTTTTAAATCTCGGTATTTCCAGATTGCTTCTTTGGCAATTACCCAAACACTCCTATTACCAAGTTTCATGCTAGTTTCATCTAGCGATTTACTCTCAATGTAAATCCAAAATAAAGTGGCAGCTTTACTTAATAAATAGGCTATTCCATTGATTGAACCACCAAATATAAATTTATCTATAAGAAAAGATAACATAATGGTGCTTGCATAGAAAAAGGTTTTTACTACAATATTAAACAATTTACCAGATCTAAAAGAATCTTTACCGTTTAATTTAATTGTAGCATAGACTCCAAATATTGTATCTGCTACCACAAAAAGAACGGTTAGCAAGATTAGTGCTTTTATAGGTGCAAAGAACGAACCTATGATTGTTAGTATTGTTAGCAAAGTTTTCATCTAATGCATTTTATTTTTTATTTTAATAGTTTATATTACTTTTAGATTAAAGTGTCTCAGAATTCATCTAAAGCATATCTACGTTTATTGTATGGTTATTTTTAGATTGTACCTCCTCTCGTATAACGAATATCTGATTCTACTAAGAATTGGTGAACTGCAGCACCTACACTAGGTTCTTTACCAACTGGACCCCAATCACCTGCAGTTCTAGTTGCTGCATCTCCATTTCTAACACTTTCGTAAATGTTTTCAGGAACTGCATAGTATGTGTAGACTCCACCACCCCAGAATTCAATTACTAATTCTCTCATTATTGAATCATATTTCATTCTTCTAACATTTGTACTGCTAGTGTTTGAGCTTACAACGTATAGTTGGATTCTATGGATTCTATCAATTAAATTAGATTGGTCTATTCTTCCCATAGTACTTGTAATTTTTTATGTAGTAAGGTTCGTCAACCCAAATATCTGAATCGTAATCGGGTGAGTTGTTTGGTGATGGATTGTTGTCATTAGACCATGCATAAAGTGGAAACTCATTACTATTATCACACATAAATTGAGCAATTCGAGTTGCATAGTATTCTGAACGATTAGCTAATTCATCTCGTAAGTACTTAACTTCACTTAATGGAGCAGCATCAAAGTTTTCACCTTTCAATTTAACTACACCACCATTTCTCATTTTTGTTGATAGGAATGGTATTGCTTCAAATGCACATCTATAAGCTATCATTGGTTTAAGTAAATTGACCAATTCAATCTCGATAGCACTTAATGTTTGAGCAATGAACTTAGTTTTTAGGTCTTGAAACAGGTCATTTCCTAAAAGTTCTCTAGTCCAAATTTCCTCAGCTAATTGTAAGTGAGGTAAGATGTCATTAACATCTATGTTGTTATTTAGTGGAGTGAATGATTTCAAATACGATTCACTACAAAATGATGTGTATGCCATAGTTTTTTAATATTTTTCCCAAGGAGCTACATAACCTTCACCAGGACAATAGTAATTGCGATTATTAGGATCTAATATGTATTCACTAATTATCATTGCCTCTGCTTCCTCAGCCTCTTCTCTAGATATGTATTCTCCAAGAATTCTTTTATTTAACTTCTTTTTTCTTTCTTCTGTCAGTTTCCAAGTCTTCATACTACCTTGATAGTCATCATCCTTTGGATCTCCATAACAGCTTCTAACTCCAATGTAGTATTCGCCAGTCCACTCGTCCCAGAGAACATAAGTGTAGTGTCTCATTATGCATTGTAACTTATTTTTTTGATTCTGAACTTAACGTCATAACCATTTGCAAGTAAAATTCTATTTACTGTACTTTCAATTACTCTTTGGTCTGGAGTAACTACAAATTTATCAAAAGCAGCAACCTTTGCAGCAAAATCACCAGTACCTAATTGACCAGGAATAGCAATACCAAATAATTCAGGTGTTGTTACTCTTTCTCCAGTAAGTATTTTTGTAGTGATTTGTTCAGCAATAACTGTGAATTGCTTATCTACGTTTTGTGTTGAGATTGGCTCTACATCTGGTGCAAGTTCTTTACCATCTGAAAAGATAACCATAGCTTTACCACTATTCTTAACACCACCGTAACTCTTTTTAAGTCCACCTACAATTGAGTCTCTTTCTTCTTTACTCTTAGGTTTTCTGTAGAATTTAACAAGTATTGAAGGATTAAATCCATTTTCAATTAAAGACTTGTAATAAAGACCTGTAGATGCTTCCAAGTTAATCCAATCAATTGCAGCCAAGTAAGATGGTTCTCCGTAATATTCGTTAGATACAGTTTGACAAGGAACGTATAGTAATTGTCTAAAGTTTTCTCCATCAGCTTCTTCAAATGAATAGATTTCTTTTATTTCTTGTTGTCTGTCAGCCCAATTTCTTGAGTAATACCAACAATCAACAAAGTTATTTTCAAGTTTACCTGAACGTAATGTGGCAGGATCAACTCTATTTACCTTAATTATTTTTGAAAAATCAAGTGACCAAATGACTTCATAGGCAAAGGCACCATACAATTGTTGGTCCATTGTAGTTTCATACATTTGTCTTTCAACTTGATTAATGATTTTCTTAACATTGATTTTGTCTGTTTCACTTAAGTGTGAATCATTCATTTCATAACCTTCACCAGCTACCATTAAGGACTTAGCTTTAATGATTGCTTGATGTGTAGGTGATGTGTTAAACAATTGTTGTAAGTATTGTGGATAAAGGTTATCTTCACCATACTGTACCCAATCTTTACCTCTCATTTCTTTAATGACTGGAAGGTCAGTCTCCATTGTAAAACTCATACTACCAAATTCTTCTCTACCTCTTGGTGCAGAAGTTGTAGGTTTAGCTTCAGTTGGTTTGTTTGAACCAAATTTGAAAATGTCTGTTATTCCCATAGTTTTATTTTTTATTTGTATACTTCATCAATTGGATTAGGATCGACTCCTTCAACCCATACTCTTCCAGTTTCTAACATGATAGATCCATTAGGAATACCATTTAGCTCTGTTGGTATAGGATTTTGGCATCTCCACCACTTGTAAGTCCAGTGATTATCAGTACCA